GATTTTGCAGAGATTGAATTTCCCAAAAGCCCCCAGGAAGAACGTGCTGAATTGGATTGGAAATTAGAAAAAGGGCTTATATCGAGAGAAGATTTGATACGCCATTTCAATCCAGATATTACAGAAGAAGATTTGAAGATACTATTAGACAGAGTAGATGAGAGCAAACAGGCTGAAGCGGAAGCACAAAAGCCAGTATCACCTTTACAGAGAATATTAAATGCCTGATCCGGTGGAAACATTCTCAAGTCAAATAGGCAAACTTGAAACTGCTCTATTTGCTGATCTGGGCAAGATTGCTCAACGATTAGATCGGTTAAGCGATACTGAATTAATCAATATGATTCGTGAATTGAATTTCTTTCAAGAGCTTTTAGACAGGGGTTATACGGAGGCAGTAAACGGCTTGATGGATGCGTATGAGGGGAAGTTATCCGTTATTGCAGAGGAAGCCAGGAAGCGTGGGATTGGGACGATTAAAGGGGCAACGGTACAACAATTAGAACTATTGCAGGAGTTAGATACAAGAGCCTTATTAGGTAATGCCAATGCGTTTGCCAATACATTGACTGAAGGCTTATTTAGCGGAATTATAGCCGGGGAATCTCCTTCGTCTATTGTTACTCGTTTGGCTGAAACGATCAATCTACAGACTCATCAATTAAATGTAGCGGTACATGATGGATTTAGAAAGTTTGACGACATTGCAAGGCATAAAGTATTTGAAGGTGAGGACGTTAGATGGACTTATGTAGGTCCAATGGATGAATTGACCAGGGATGTTTGTGCTAATACAATATTAAATGAGCCTTCTACTGGTTATACGGAATCAGAAGCATCAGCATCTGATACTCCTTTTGGAGAAAGGGGTGGCTTTAATTGTAGGCATTCGTGGAGAATTTACGAAAGCCCTAACAAAATTAAAGAATCAGCTTTTACGCCAGGGAAGGGATTGCCAAAAAAATTCAAAGATTTTAAAACAACGGATTTAAATAAAACTCAACTGAAACAATATGCAAGATTGTCAAAGTTTAGATCGACAAAAAGAATTACAGGTCAACAATTTACCGATGGATTAATAAGGATTTTAGGGGGATGAAAGCTCCGCAGATGTTAGATATTCCAGTAAGCCTATGGAAAAAGATTGGTGGACAAACAGCTACAAGAATCGTTAAAAATGCTGATAAGGGGATAGATAAGGATGGGGGGAAGTTTCCTCGATATACAGCCGATTATGCACGTAAAAAGGCGGCTGGGAAAGCATCTCCAAGGGGTGTGAGTGGAGATCGACAAACTTCACCGCCTAATTTAAGATTAACGAGTGTAATGCTTAATTCCATTTCAGCACAGAACGCTACAAAAAATGGGGTAGAGATAATATTTAGAGATGGTCTAAAGGTAGAGGGTAATGCTAAAAGAGGCAGAGATATATATGGACTATCCTCGGACAATGTGGAAGAAATAGACAAGACTTTAAAAGGGCATATCAGTAAGAATGTTAATAAATATGCTCGTGAATCCGTAGAGATCAAGATTGGATAAAAGATTTGAACCAATAAAGGTTCAGAAAACAAGAGGGTAAGAAGATGACTCAAGAAAACGAGCAAGAAACAGTACAAGAAGTACAAGAAGTGGCTAAAGACCAAGAATCAATTAACTCCGACGGTGAATTGATTGCAGAAAGCAAAAAGTACAGGAGTCGGGCACAGAAAGCAGAAGCCAAGATTGCTGAAATGGAAAAGACCATAGAAGCGAATCGGACTAAACAATTAGAGGAGCAGAATGAGTGGAAAACTCTCGCAGAAGAACGCAAGGGTATGATTGACGAATTAACTCCGATAGTTGACAAGTATAAGGCAGATGAAGTGAAATTCACAGAAGAACTGCTTTCTGATTTCTCGGAAGATGACCGGGAAACTTTTAAGGAACTCCCCTTAAATCAATTAAGGGCGGTTCATGGTAAACTAATTTCAAAACAAAAAGTACCGAATGTAGATACATCTCCGGCGGGTGAATATCAGGGATATGATTCCTTGATAGATGCTGCCAAAGATGTGAGCAAAGGTTTACTGGACAAGAAGTCTTATGCCAAAATCAAAGAAGCGTTTACAGCTCGAATCAATAGAGCATAGCACTACCGGTTTCGACTGTGGTGTTAGTTCTGCTGTTAAGAAGGATGGCGAACATATATACGTTGCGAACGGTGAGGAATTGCCGTATGAAGATGGCTTTAGGATTTCAGTAGGTCAGGAACGTTTGCCGGGGTCGATTAGATCGACCTTTTATCATATCTCTCAAGAGAGATGGGATTCTATTTTCGGAAAGGATAAATAATGGCAACAGGAGATTCAGGAAATTTTGCTGGTGGCTTACTCGAAATTATCGAGTCAGAAGCACTTATTAAATTTTCCGATGCGAATGTAACAATGCCGCTAATTACGGTTAAAGGTGAACCGAAAGCGGATCAAATAACATTTATCGCCTATAATGCTGGTTCAAGCGTTGTTTCAAGTGCTGATGTAGTAGCAACCGCAGAAGGTACAGTAACACCTTCTACAGCTCTTGATACAGAAAAGAAAACAGCAACGTTGGATATGTATTCCGTCATGGTCCCGATTTATGACGAAGCAATGCTTTCCAACGCTGACGACGTAGCTTCAAATGTAGGTGCGTTAGTTGGTAATGCAATGGCAGCTAAACTTGATTCATTGGTTAATGCTGAATATGACAATTTCTCAAGTTCAGTTGGTGCTTCATCTGCGGCTCTTACGGTAGATAATCTTTTCTCGGCTTTAAAAACCTTGAAAAGCAACTCTGCTATGGGAAGCCCAAATGCAGTTTTAGCTCCTGCTCAAATCTGGGGAACGTATGGCGTTCACAATGATCTTGTAACAGCTGCTCAATTTGCGGGTGCTGGTGTTCAAGATGAAGGTGCAAGAACAGGATTCGTACAACGGATTGCTGGTATTGGTATACATAGTTCACCTGAATTTACCGAAGCCTCAAACGCAACTAAAGGCGGTGTCTTTACTGCGGGTGCATTAGGGTTTGGTTACGCAGGACAGTTATTTAGAACTGAATCTTATCGTGAAGGTACTTATCTTCGTGATAACATCATTGGTTCTGGATTCTGGGATGTTGTAGAAATCATTGACGCATGGGGCGTTGAAGTTCATACTAAAACATCGTAATCGTGTTATGGTGGGGGTTCTTACGAACCCTCACCATGCTTACTGTAGGGAGGAGTTAGCAAGGAGAGCATAATGGCTTATACAGGAAATAGTTTTAACGGATTTATAAGAGAATACTTTGCAGACGTGGCAGGGGTAACCGGAAAGAGTTTAAACGACTCAATCAGGTTAGGTCTTGAAGAATTAGGGTATTCCGGCAGTTTAAATAAGATGCTGCGAGAATGGGCGGATGCTAATTCAGCCACAGGAACGAGCATCAATTCAGCATTAAGAGGGTTGATGCGTGAAATGGTCGGTGAAACAGGGGTATCAATACCTTCAATGGCTGACGAATATTTTGGACAAACAACATGGAACACGATCTTGACCGTCTGGGAAGATGAATCAAGGAAGTGGGATTACATAGATTAATACGAAGCGGAACGCTTCTAATCGCCGGGATTGTCCGGCAAGGAGAATAAAATGGCAACATTAACAGGCAACTCGATTGCATCAACATATTTAAAATTATTAAGAATAACCAACGACACTATGGGTGCAGATGCAACTGCATATTATATACAAGATAGTGCAGATACAGATTCAGCTCTTTCAATCTCGACAACTCGGGTGGGAATTGGAACTGCGGCTCCAGCTTTTGAGCTTCACGTCGCAGGTACTAACCCAAGATTATTAGTTCAAGAAGATACTAATCATTTCATATGTCTTGAAGTAGACGGTATAAGTTCGGATGTTATGGCAATTACTTGGGACAATGCAAGGAGTTTGGCTTTCGGGCAAAAAAATTCTGGAACAGATACATCAGTCGCTTCAGAACTTATGAGAATAAATGCTTCTGGTAACGTAGGGATTGGCGACACAGACCCACAATACGCAAAGTTAAGTATTGCTGGAGTATTAGCTGGTGATGTTGGTGTAAAGATTGACCACGATATAGTAGATACACACGCACTGCAAATAGATGCTGAAAATACTACGGCAAGAGGTTTAGATATTGAGTGTGATGCGTTAACTACTGGTAACATTGCAAAGTTCTATTCTAATTCTTCATCTAATGCAACAAGAAATTTAGTTCATATAACTAATGACCACGCTTCTGCTATTGGTACTACTGGTTTATATGTACAGCAAGATAGCACAGCCCCAGCAATATCAGCTACAGGCGGTATTGTAGAACAAGGCGGTGC